AGATGTTTGCTGGTGTGTCGGCTTCTAGCCCTAACCACATTCTTGGTTCTGACAATGCTACTGACCTTGCTGCTGGCACCTTTGACGGTACTGGTAACTTGGACATTGGTTTTGCTGGTAGCGAGCATGATCCTATTGATGTTCTTTCTCGTATGGCTCGTTTGCTTGATGAGCAAAACGTACCTGAAGAAGGACGATGGTTCCTTGCTAGCCCAGAGTTTTATGAAGTACTTGTTCAAAGTTCTTCTAAGCTCTTGTCAGTTGACTACAATGCAGGTCAAGGCTCAATCCGTAATGGTTTGGTAAGCTCTGGCAAGCTTCGTGGATTTGATATGTACAAGTCAAATAACATTGCTGCAACGTCTAACGCTGCTGGTAAAGTTTTGGCTGGTCATATGTCTTCTACGGCTACTGCACAAACAATTACCAATACTGAGGTTCTTCGTGACCCAGATAGCTTTGGTGACATTGTTCGTGGTCTACACGTATATGGCGCACAGGTACTTCGTTCTGAAGCTCTTGTGTCTGCTTTCTACGGCATCGACTAGACCTTTTAGGATGGGGCTGCTTCGGTGGCCCCTTTCTTTTTATTGGAGAATTTAAATGCCTCAGATTGGTTCAGATGAAAAGCCTGTTACATTTAGAAAAACTATTGTAGGAAAAGAAAGTAGATTTCGTAAAGGAATGAATCTTTCTCAGTATAAAGATAACTATGATCGTATTTTCAATAAAAGCGAAAACACAACAGAATATAGCACAGAATTTGAAGCTGCTAGAAATAAAAGTAAAACATTTTCAATGGAGCAAGATTAGTGAATAAAGTTCCTAAGAAAAAAGGTTATGTTCCTAATGAGTATACAGGGAGAAGTGTAATGGATTACGGACGTAAAGGAGCGAGGGGCGGCATGTATGCTAGTCGCAAAAAGGCTGCTATGGGTATGTCTAGAATGGATGAAGAAATGTCTGGTAGAATGCGTAAGCAAATGATGGGTGGAAGCCGTATGCAGTATAATCAAGGTAGTTATGTATCTATACAAGAAATGGAAAAACATTGTTCTTCTAAAATGAAAAGGAATACAATGAAATGAAGAAGCCAGCTAAAAAGAAAAAAATGATGATAAAAGGAGCAGATGTATCAGATTTAACTCCAAGACAGCAAGCTACTATGAAAAAACACTCTGTTCATCATACTGGAAAGCATATGAAAGCTATGACATCTATGATGAAAAAAGGAACATCTTTTACAGAAGCACATAAAAAAGCACAGAAAAAAGTAGGTAAGTAATGGCTACATATCTTTCATTAACTAACGAAATATTGCGAGAGATGAATGAAGTTGCGCTGACTTCTTCAACTTTTGCTAATGCTATTGGTGTACAGCAGCATGTTAAAGATGTAATTAATAGAGCATATTTTGATATAGTTAATGAAGAACCTCAGTGGCCTTTTTTAGCTACAGCAGAAAGTGGCGCTACTGACCCTATGTATGGTAATGTATTTGTTGAAACTGTTGCAGGAACACGCTGGTATGAATTAAAACCAGCTAGTTCTTCATTAACAAGTGACTATGGATATATTGATTGGGATAATTTTTATTTAACTACAGTAGATGTTAGTGGAGAATCTCCTCCTTATGTGGCTCGTAATTTACGTTTTGTAACAACTGAAGAGTGGAAAGACTTTTATCGTTTAGGTGAAAACTTAGATGATGCTGATACTCAACAGTATGCTGTACCTCGTCGTGTAATTAAAAGTCCTGATGGTCGTAAATTTGGAGTAAGCCCCATACCTGATAAAGTATATCGTGTATGGTTTTTTGCTTTTAACTTACCCACAGCCTTAGATGCTTTCGGTGACGAAACAGTATTTCCAGATGTATACAAAACAGTACTACTAGCTAGGGCTAGATACTATGTGCATCAGTTTAAAGAAGACTCACAAGCAGCAGCATTTGCTCTTGAAGACTACAAACGTGGGCTACGTTTAATGAAACTACACTTAATGGAACCTACTCCCGGTTACTTTAAAGATGATCGTGTGAGGTTTGTGTAGTGTCTCAACCTTGGGGATTTTCATGTAAGGGAGGCTTGAACGTCAACTTAAATCAGCTTGAGATGCTTTCTCAGCCGGGATTTGCTACACGCCTAAGAAACTTTGAAGTAGATCCTGATGGGGGTTACAGGCGCGTAGATGGCTTTACAGAGTTTGGGGACACTCAACCTAATAGTAGTGAAGGTGTTCTTGGAATGACAGTATACGCAGATGGCGTAATTGTTTGTTCAGGCACAGGAATATTTTTTAGTCAAGACGGTGAAAGTACTTGGCTACAAATAAACAGAGCAAGCGTATCTGGCTCTGGAGATAATTACTCTACATTTACAGGACGATCAGTAGCTGCACGTACTTCTCAAGGACGATGCAGTTTTGCTTTATATGAAGGTACGTCAGATTACGGTGAGCTAGTTATTTGTGATGGTGTCAATGAACCATTTTTATTTCAAATGACGGGTACAGATTCAGATATAACTAATCGTACATTTTTTGCAAAAGAGATAACAGTAAGCGGCACTACAGGCCCTGCTGTTGGCGTAGTACATGATAAGCACTTAGTAGTTGCTGGAGCATCTACAGCTAAGAACACTATATTTTACAGCGGTACTAATGACATTGATGATTTCACTAGTACTGGATCAGGAAGCATTGTAATTGAAGATGCTGTAGTAGGACTAGCAAGCTTTCGTAGTGACTTAATTATTTTCTGTAGAAACAGTATACATAAACTTGTTAACATTAACGACTCTAGCAATGTAGCAGTTGTGCCTATTACAACAAACGTAGGCTGTGTGTCAGGTGGCAGTATTCAAGAGATAGGCGGTGACCTGTTATTTTTATCTCCTGATGGAGTACGAACAGTTGCAGGTACAGCGAGAATTGGTGACGTAGAGTTAGGATCTGTTAGTAGGCAAATACAAAGCATTATATCTGATATTGCTGCTGACAAAGACTACATTATTACTAGCGCAGTATTAAGAAGTAAATCGCAATACCGTTTATTTTATACTAAGGCCACTGAAAGCCCTACTATTGCTAGGGGCATTATAGGTACTTTAACACCTAATGGGTTTGCTTGGTCAGAAACATTAGGTATTCAAGCACTAGGCTTTGTGTCAGGTTTAGATAAAGACGGTATAGAACAAGTATATCACGGTGATAAGGATGGATATATTTATAATCATCTTTCAGGAAACTCTTTCCGTGCTGGAGGAGCAGCAAAAGATATAGATGCTGTTTACCAAACACCAGACTTTGATTTTGGTGATGTAGGCACTAGAAAGACTCTTAAATACGCAAGAGTTTCTTTTAGTCCTGAAGGAGCAGTTGAACCTAGCTTCAGAGTCAGGTATGATTACGAAGATCCTGACATACCACAACCAGAACCTTTTGCAGTTAGTACTATTGCTCTTCCAGCAATCTTCGGTACTTCTGCTTTTAATGCAGTTACATTTGGAGCAACAAGTGATCCTATGGAAAGGATTACACTAGAAGGCTCTGGAAATACTTGCAGTTTTAGAATTACAAGTGAAGATCAAAAATCAGCCTATGCTGTAAATGGTCTTTATATAGATTACATGCCATCAGGTAGGAGATAATAAATGGCTCAGAATTATACTAGACAGAGTTCTATGGCTGATGGGGATACTATCACAGCGGCACTATTTAACAATGAATATAACCAATTAGTAAATGCTTTTGCATATTCATCATCCAGTGCATCTTCTACTGGGCATAGGCACGACGGTACTGCTGGTCAAGGTGGTAACGTGCCTCAAATTGGTGACTTAGACTTTCTTAATAAAGTTGTAGTAGATGGAACTAATAATAGAGTAGGTTTTTTTGTAGAGGTATCTAGTAGTGCAGTTGAACAAGTTCGTGTTCAAGACGGTGCTATTGTACCAGTTACAGACAATGATATTGATCTAGGTACTAGCTCCTTAGAATTTAAAGATGGATACTTTGATGGTACAGTTTATGCTGATGCTATAAACTTCAACGGTACTGCGATTACAGCAACTGCTGCTGAACTTAACATCATGGATGGTGTAACATCTACCGCAGCAGAGATTAATCTTTTAGATGGCGTAACAGCTACCACAACAGAACTTAATTACAACGATACTGGCTCTGCTGTAGGTACAGTAGTTGCTAGTAAAGTAGTTACGGTAGACGCTAATAAAGATGTATCTAGCTTTCGTAACATTACACTTACTGGAGAACTAGATGCAGGATCTCTTGACATTTCAGGCGACGTTGACATTGACGGTACGTTGGAAACTGACGCACTGTCTATTAATGGCACAGCGGTTACGGCTACGGCAGCGGAACTTAACATCCTTGATGGCGTTACAAGTACAGCCGCTGAACTAAATATACTTGATGGTGTAACTAGTACCGCAGCAGAACTAAACATCCTTGACGGTGTTACGTCAACAGCAGCAGAACTAAACATCCTAGATGGTAAAGCATTTCTTGATGAAGATGATATGTCTTCTAACAGTGCTACAGGTATTGCTTCTCAACAGTCCATTAAAGCCTATGTAGACTCTCAAGTAACTGCACAGGACTTAGACTTCCAAGCAGATTCTGGTGGCGCACTTAGCATAGACTTAGACTCAGAGACTCTTACATTTACTGGTGGTACTGGTATTGACACTAGTGGCTCTGGTAACGCTGTGACCTTCGCTATTGATAGTACAGTAGCAACACTTACTGGCTCACAGACCCTTACGAATAAATCACTAACCGCACCTACACTTACAGGAACGGCTGTAGTGGCTTCTCTGGACATTTCTGGTGATGTTGATATTGATGGTACTTTAGAAACTGATGCGTTGTCTATCAATGGTACTACAGTAACTAGTACAGCAGCAGAGCTAAATATTTTGGATGGAGTAACATCTACTGCCGCTGAGTTAAATATTTTGGATGGAGTAACATCTACTGCCGCTGAGTTAAATATACTTGATGGTGTAACGTCAACTACTGCTGAACTTAATATTTTAGATGGTGTCACAGCAACTGCTGCTGAATTAAACATCCTTGATGGTGTAACAGTAACAGCGGCTGAGATAAATACTTTAGATGGAATTACAGCAGTATTAGGTGAACTTAATGCACTAGACCTTGGTAGCACAGCAGTAGGTACTGCAATAGCTTCTAAGGCTGTTATACTTGATTCTAATAAAGACTATACAGGCATTCGTAACTTTACCATTACTGGTGAGCTAGATGCTGCTACGTTAGACATCTCAGGCGATATAGACGTTGATGGCACCACTAACCTAGATGTCGTTGACATTGATGGTGCTGTGGATATGGCTTCCACCTTAAACGTGACGGGAGTAGCTACGCTAGGCACTGGTATGAATGTTACCGGCACTGGAATCACAGGCATGAACATACAAGCCGGGGCATCTAGCGTTGCTTTCATTGATTTTGGTGATTCGGGTGACACGAACATAGGTGGCATCAACTACGATAACAGTGATGATACTCTTAATTTGAGAGCAGGTAATTCTAATAGATTTAGCATAGCTTCTGATGGCTCTCTATCTACCCCTACCGCTGGCACCTCCAACGTCCGCTTTGGTGTCAACGCAGGTAACTCCATCACCTCTGGCGGCAACTACAACGTGTTGGTGGGCGACGAAGCGGGTACGGCTCTGACTACGGGTGATGAGAATACCGCTCTGGGTTTTGAGGCGTTAGATGCCCTAAATACTGCATCTCGCAATGTTGCTATTGGTAAAGGAGCATTGACTGCCGATACTAAAGGAGATCAATCTGTTGCTGTAGGAGCAAACACTCTACAAAGTCAAAACTTTACTACTTCTACCAACAGCGATAATACTGCTATTGGTTATTTTGCTGGTCAACAAGTTACCACGGGAATTCGGAACACTCTCATTGGGGCGCTCGCGGGTGATGCTCTCACTGATGCTGACCACAACGTCGTAGTCGGACGTGGAGCTTTAACAAGCGATACGTTGGGCAGCAAAACAGTTGCTATAGGTCACAACGCTCTAAACAATCAAAACTTTACTACCGCTACAGACACCTACAACGTAGCTATTGGATATAACGCAGGTGTAGCAGTCACCACGGGGACTGAAAATACACTCCTTGGAGGCTTAGCAGGTACGGCTCTGACAACGGGTATTCGTAGCGTGTTATTGGGCTACCAAGCTGGCGATGCTTTGACTGAAGGGGACGAAAATGTTGCCGTAGGTAAATCTGCTTTGAGCGCAGACACTTTGGGCAGTCGTGCAACGGCTATCGGTAAAAGTGCGTTATCAAGTCAAAACTTCACAACAGCCACTCAAAACTACAATGTTGCGGTTGGCTATGAAGCAGGTAAACAAGTCACCACGGGGCAGTTCAATGTCTTAGTTGGTGGTCTTGCAGGGGATGCTATTACTACAGGCGGTTCCAACATAGCTGTGGGTACAGGCTCATTGAGTGCAGACACTTTAGGCTCTAATTCTGTTTCTATAGGCACCAATGCTTTAACAGCACAAAACTTCACTACAGCGACAGATGTCTACAATGTGGCAGTAGGCACAAATGCAGGTCTTTCAGTCAGCACGGGAACCCAAAACACCCTTATCGGGGGTTTAGCTGGGGATGCTCTTACTACGGGCGC